GTCCGGTTCCGTCATCTAATGTCCCTACACCACTATTTGAACCATCGCCTATAACCTGATAAACTGTTGACCATATATAATCTCTGCCACCGTCTGGGATAATTCCAGTAGTGGGAATTGAAACTAAGTTGTTGTTAAGATCAAAATACTTTCCAGTAGTGGGATTAAATTTAACTAACGCTCCTGGAATTAGATATCTTAAATTGTGTTCTGAATAATCTCCTAATACCATAGCTCCGGAAATATTAGAAAAATATCCTCGACTTTGCCCGGGAGTTTTGTTAACTTCATTCCAGGTTAATAAAAGAGATGTTAAACTGAGATTTGCATACTTTTCAATGTAAAAAGAACGTAGACTTGCTGACCGAATTATAGGAGCAAGAGAGTTTTTAATAATAGCAACTACTTGATTTCTATTTGTAAATTCAAATTCAAAATATTCTTCAGTCTCTTCTTGATATAAAATTCCATCGGCAGCAAATATATTAGTTTTACTATACCCGCCTGTTACATCTGATATATCAAAATATTTACTTAGGCCACTACTTACCCTATTAACACTTTTAATTTTTAAAATGTTAGTACCAGCACTTAACGGAGCAATATTATAATCTTCTCCGGTAACCATTCTATTTTGCAAATAATAATTTTGTGGAGCCTTTGTTTGAATACTTGCATTGCTTTCTGCACCGGAACTATTGCTAACTGTATATTGCAAACTTAACGTCATTTGCAGTGTATGCAATTGCCCTATTCCGTTTATATAAGGAACTTGGATAACAATTCCACTCATCTGCTCAGGTTTAATAATATAGGAGTTTCCATTACTCTGTCTATAGAATAATCTAAAATTGCCTTTGGGCAAATCACCAAATACACCATCTGCAAAATTTAAATCAATTTGATCATTTTCTCTAGGAGTGATTGCATATATAGTTCTTAAACTTTTATTGAGACTATTGTAAATTACATTGTTGCTATTATTAATTGTTGGAACATCTGTCCACAGTGTTGAAAAGTTTCCATTCTTATCTAATTGCCATAACCAAACATCAGTGTCATTAATGTCAGGAGTATTAATTCCTACAATTTCGTTTGGAACAGGATTGTCTAATGTAAACTGAACCATACTTAGTGATCCTTGCTTAAACATTGTAAAGAACCCTGTATCAGCACTGCCAGATCCTTGATTATCATTCTTATATACAAAACTAAATTTGTTTGCTGGTTCAGGCGCAGACTCGTATACAAAAGTTTTTTCAACAAACGTGCAAGGTACAACTTCAAATCCCATTTGTACTCCATCAATGCTTTTATTATAATTAAACAACGGTACATCAATAGTTGCTCCATTAAAATAGTATTGTTCAGTTAGTATTCCATCAAGTGTTTGACGATCTGCAGGGTTTCCAAAATTAGAACTCATTGCCGAATTCATAATATTAATAAATTGTTGATACCAGTTAAGATTTGTAGAATCATTCCAACCAATAGTAGTATTGGCTAAATTATTACCATTAGAATCAATAATACTGTCAGTTGTAGAGATAGCTGTAACTTTTAAAAAGCCGCTTGCAGGAGTATTACGTTTAGGACGGTAGCTAATTAGTTGCGCTAGTCGTAATATGCTATCTCGACGTTGGGCAGTTTCTAAAAAGTTTTCACGTGCATTTAAATCAATTCGAAAACTTAGATTTTGACCTAGATATGCAATTAGATCAATAAGAGCAACATATTCACTACTGTCAATAAAATCATTAAAATCTTCAGGATATGTTTCCTGAAGGTAAGAAATCATGGTGCGTCTTAAAGTTTCAAAATCATAAGATTTGAAATCAGCATTACGAAAAGATTGATATATTTTTTTCCAATCTTCGCCGACAAGTAGTTGAGTGTTAGTTGAAGGAATCATATTTTTTTCTAGATACCGTATTTATTGTAAAAATTAAATGCATATATTATTGTAACGATAATCCAATTTTTTGATCAAACGTTAATTTTATTGCTTCTGATTGGTCAGTATTTTTCATTACTAAAATAATATCAATAACATACCCTTGCTCATACTCATTAATTTGTATTTGCGTAGGATATACTCTTGTATCAAATGTACAAATTTCTTCAATATCTTTAGTTAATGCATTTCTAACTTGCAATGTTAACGGCTCCATTAGTATATCCCAAATAATTGTACCAAATTTAGGATTCATTACTCGTTGCCCTTTCCGTGTATTCAAATGATTAAGAATATTTTGTTTTATTAAATCAAAATCATAGAGACTGGATCCTTGATTATCGGGATTAACCGTACTGAATCCTTTATAATAATGTGTCAACTTATTAGTATGTTGACTATTATAATTTGTAGGGGTAATCTCTAAGTTCTTGTAAGGCATGATATATTTATTATCACATTATGAACCAGTTTTTACAGGATTGCCGCTGCCGTCACTTAATGTACCGCCACTTCCAGTACTAACAATTTTGCCTTGTAACTGACCAAGGAAACATTCATAAAACCCTTTTTTCTTGGCATATATATCTGGTGTGCAAAAGCCAACTGCATGTATTGCTTTTTCTACATAGCCCGGGTCAGTTTGATTAGTCTTGACTCTATCTAACATATACTTTACGCTTACTTCTGCTGCAATTGTAGGATCACTTAAAAGAGTAGGATTGTTTATTAAATCTTTTCCAATCATTGTACCATATTTGGTATAGTTGCTTCTACCTGTTAATTGAATATATCCACGACCTATGTATTTTTGGCCGTCACCTTGTTGAGTGTTTCCTAATCCTTTGCCCTTTGCTGTTGTATAACCATACAAAAATTCAGGTAGACTGTTATTAGGATTGCCAGCATATTGTTGTGCAAGAGCAGTATTACCGTTAAAAACACTGGGAAATACTTGTAATAACCTATCTACACTATAATTAAATCCTTCTTCAACTAGGTTCCAGCGGCACTCACCGCCTGCAATTCCTAATAATGCTGCCACAGCATTAGGACTTGTTATACCATATTTTACACATGCTGCTTTAATTGCAGCAATTCCTTGAGCTGACGAAGATGCGTTGATTTCTTTAGAATATGCAGTAGTACAAGTTCCTGGAATAACTTCAGGCTGATTTGCAAGCTCTTGTGTACCGGCGGCAGGATTAGGAGGAACTCCGGCTGCGACCCTAGCACTTGCAGGAGAATTAGCTGTTGCTGGAGTATCTGCAAGAGTTACGTCAGTTGATATAGAACTAAATTTAGTACTATTAATATTTTCATGTTGAGGCCAAGGTTCGTGAGTTGGCACACGTTGCATAATAGTTTTAATAGTACCGGTATTATAAAATTTACCATCACTCCATCCATATGAAACTTGTTTATCAGGCAAACTGAACATAGTAAGTCTAGGAGGCATATCTGCAGAACTTATTGCGGCAGGGGCGGCTGCACTGGGACCATTTAAATGGATTTTTGAACCGGATACTAACACATTGCCATTGGCTCCTAAATTAAGAACAGAAGCTGTACCCAAACTTATACTACCTTCAGCTGCTATTCCAAATGCAGATTTAGTTTCAAAATTAATAGCGGCAACAGCTTCAATTTCGTAGCTGCTACCCACTGTTATGTTTGATGACAATCCGATTGTTTCATTACGTGATCCTTTTAATACAATTTTTTGATCACCATCAACTATAAGAAAATTATAGCCTGTTATATTTGTTTCCATGTTTTTTCCGGCACGAATGTTTATATTTCGACCTGCTTCAAAGTTAATATCACGATCAGCACGAAAGTTGAAATCTGTTTCACTATGAATGCTAATGCTATCGGCAGCATATATGTCAATCTTACCATTACTAGTCATCTCGATCCAAGCAGTGCCCTTACTATTAGCAATATAAACTAAATCTTGACTATTATGCATTAATATTTGGTGACCTGTTCTAGTTCTTAATCGAATTAATTCATTCTGACCATTAACATCACCATCATCCATAACAAAGCTGCTACCACCTAATCTACTCACTGGTGCTTGTTTGTTTCCTGTATATCCAACCTTTCCTCGTTTTGCACCCGGGCTATCATCAAGTGGGCCCGGAGTACTTATTCCGAATACACCACTAGGTAATTCTCGTCTTGCACTACTAGAAGTAACTCCTCGAGTAGTATCTAATAATAACCCTTGTTGAACTAATCTATCTGCAAAAGGATGTATAGGTTTAGCAAATCTTTCTACATTAGGATTTTCTAATTTTTTTGATCCCTTGTGAAATTCTGCAACTGGCAAATAATCTGTGCCGTATTTTCTACGCTGTTCTTCTGTAACTGCAACTTGCTTGCTGGCAGCAATGCCAGGAATCATATGATTTTGAAAAACGTCAGGGACGCATCCCATCCAATATCCTTGATTTGGGTCGCCATCAATAAAAATAACCATGACTGTTGTACCAATGTCCGGAGGAACTGCCCAAAATCCGTAACTTTTTTGCACATCATTAAAATCACTACTATTGGTACCTTCGTGCCTAATAGATGTGTTGCCTGCAAATGGACTTAGATAACGAACCAGAAAAGTTTCGCCTTGAATTTTAACAGAATTGGATATACCTTTAATTAACGCAACTTCAAGTCCTCCCATGTAGGTAGGATCAAGATGGTTAGTAACTTCTGCAAGAAATGGACCTGGAGTAGGTAAAGGAGCACGTTGTCTTGTTTCTTCTGCCATAATTT